GTCGGGGCGGACGGGCCACATCTCCAGCTGCACGGAAAACCCGGCCGCGCGGGCGATGACCCACCAGGTCTCGCCGGTGAGGTCGTAGTGCTGCGTGGAAGACTCGACGAACTCCTGCCGCGGCATGAACGCGTTGGGCTTGCGCCACAGGTCGAGGGCGGCGTGGCTTGTGACTTCGACGCGGTCCTCGTTCCGGCCGGACTTGGCCTTGCGGTACAGCTTCCAGTCGACCAGCGCGGTCGCGTTGCTGGTCCGGTCGACGATCGCGAAGAGCGTGGAGACGGCGGACATGGCCCGCATCTGGCCCTCGGCGGACCGGTTGCTGCCGAAGAACCTGCCGTGTGACTGGGCTCGACTCGCGAAGGGGACGGGTGTGGTGGTGGCCGTGCGGGCTGCGTTGGAGAGCGCGCCGAGGAGGGTTCTGGCCACCTACCCTCCCTTGCGTCAGCCGCGCTCGTAGACCCGCCAGTTGAGGACGAAGCAGCCGAGACCAGCCGCGACGAGACCAGCGATCAAGTGCCACACCATGGCGGCACTCGACAACAGAATGATCCCAGTCATGTCAAGCAGGATCGGCATACTCTTATTCAGAGCCTGCATCCACCTGCTCACACGTACCCTGATCTGCGTCTTCGCGTTCTTCACGACAACCTCGTCTCCTCGGTGGCGGCTTGTAGGATCACGACAGTCTCACAACCAGCCCCGCACCCGAGGACGACCACCCAGATCCCGAGCCGCCACCATGTACCGCAGAGCGTCACAGCCGTGGTCGTCCTTCTTCACCGGCTCCTCTTTCAGGCCACCGGCATTGCCCGGCTTCACGGCCCACACGTAGCCGCCGATTTCATCCGTCGTGCACGTCGGCAGCGAAGCCTCTTCCAGCAGCGGGTCACGTTCCACCAGCGCCCCACGAACGACGAAAAGTCGTGGCTTGCCGTCGCCGGCCACCTTGAGGCGGGACTGCACGGCCTGGATGCCGTCGGAGACGGTCTTCTTCGCGGCGGTCGTGCCCAACTCCAGGTGCTTCTCCAGCGTGGCGCGGTCTTCGGCGTCGTGGTCGCAGATCACCGAGCGGGGCCGGGGCTCGGTCCATTCGAGGACGCACTGCTTGCAGTCGTGGCAGTCGTGGTCGCTGCCCTTGGAGTCGCAGCAGGTCTTGCAGCGGCGGACGAGGCGCAGGATGTGCTTGGCGTGGTCTTCGACGAGGCGCTTGGTGCGGTAGATCTCGCGGTAGAGGTAGAGGCGCCCGTCGTGGTCTTCTGCCCAGCACTGGAGGACGAAGGGGTTGGTGAAGCCGAAGTCGACGGTCCACCAGCGAGTCCAGTCGTCGGGGATGGTGAACGGGTCGACGAGGTGGACGGCGTCGTCCCACGTCTCGTAGATCTGGCCCTCGGCTGCGGCCCACTGGCCGTCTCTGAGGCGCAGCTTGCGGACGCCGGTGAGCTTGTCGAGCTTGGCCAGGTAGTCCCGGCCCTTCGGCGTGGGGGTGCCGTCGGCGTTGACGTATGCCGGGTTGTCGCGGTGCCGTGAGGTGAGCATCGTCGCCTCGCCCTGGTCGCAGCGCTGCTTGATCCAGTGCGCGGGGTGGGCCGGGTTGCAGGCGGCGATCTGCTGCTGCCACGACAGGACGCCGTTGCGGAGGCGGGTGGCGATGGCTTCCCAGTCGTCGATGGTAAGTTCGGTCGCCTCGTCCGCGAACACGAGGTCGTACTCAGCCGACATGATCTTCTCGGGCTTGTCCATGCCGCCGACGACGATCACGCTCCCGTTGGAGTACCGGTAGCACGCGGCCTCCCGCGCCGAGCCGCCGAACCAGGTGACGATGCCGCGGGCGAGGGCGTCTGCTGCAACCTTCTTCTCGAACGTGACCAGCGTCGTGGACGTCAGCGACACAGCGGTCTTGCGGACGATCAGGCACCGGATGTTCGGGTTGTGCAGGGCGGCCAGGTGCACGCGGAACAGAGAGGCCAAGCTCTTCCCGGTACCGGCGGGGCCGGCCATCACCACTTCGGAGTCGCGTGTCTTGAAGAGTTGGCGTGCGGCGCCGCGGGGCTCGTAGCGGACGATGACGTCCTCGTCGAGTGCGGTGGTCACGTGAGGTCTTCGGGGTCGACGCCGACGACCTCGTAGCGGACCCCGCCGGAGTGCTCGACCTTCGCCGGTTGCTTCAGGCCGTGGAGGTTCTGGTACTGGTCGCGGATCTTCAAGGCTGTCTGGATCGCCTGAAGTCGGGGCCCATCGTCGAGCAGCGGCTTCTCCTCGCCGGTCTCCGGGTCGACCATGGTGATCACCTTGCCGTGCGAGACGACGACGTGATTCCGGTCGATGATCTCGCGGGCCAGCAGGTACAGCTCGTCGAGCTGCTCCGCCTCGGATTGCCGCATCTTCGTCACGGCCGGGAGGGCGACGTCGCGCTTGGCGGATTGGATGCCGCGCCAGGCTTGGGAGCGGTCGTAGTAGCCGAAGCGGTCGGCGATCTCTTGGTATGAGCAGCGGTGCTCGGCCCAGTACTCGGCGGCCGCAGCGTCACGGCGGACGTTGTCCATAGACCGGGCGAACTTGCCGTTCCCGTCGCGGGGGCGTTCGAGGTAGTCGTGCGAGTCGGGGGTCCGCTCGTCGGTGGCCACGGCTGGTGCCCCCTTTGCTGGTGTGGTTACTGGTTGGCGTGCTTTGATGGTAACGATGCGTGCAACCGGGGTGGCGGCTCTGACGGCGGCGCGCATGACGGAGGCCCGTCTCCCCGTGCTGGCGTAGCGCGGGTTGAGACGGGCCTTCGACGTGTACGGGGTCAGGCGGTGGGGAACGTGATCAGCTTCGTCGGGCATGGCCCGTTCTGGTCCGGGTCGATCCGCTCGATGGCGTCGTCCCAGCCCTCGCGCCAGTCCGCGTTGTACAGGCCGTCGTTGTCGGCAGACGCCCGCACCGCGCCCGCGTCCTCGACAGCCTCCGCGAGCGCGTGCTCGCCGATGGCTTGCTGGAAGCGGAGGTAGGTGTCCTCGGCGAGGATCGTGCGGAGGTAGGCGTCAATCTGAGCGGGGGTGGCACTGAAGCGAGAGGGCAGGTCAGCCACGGCGGGTTCCTTTCGGTGGCGGTGGGTTGAGCGTATGGCGGGGGTCAAACAGCGGGTCAGAAGTCCGTACCGGGCACCGCCTCGTCCGGCCGCTCGTCCACCGTGGTGCACACGGGGCACTCGTGGTCGAACTCGGTGGCCTCGTGGCACAGGCGGATCTCCTCGGCGGTGAACTCAGCAGTCATCGGCTTCTCCTTCAATCTCGGAGGCGGTTGGTGAGGGGGTCAGAGGGCGCGTACGGCCCATTTGCATTCGGTGCAGCGCCAGATGGGGCCGAGGCTGAGGCGGCACCCGTGGTAGTCGGTGTAGTCCTCCACGCGGTTGAACGTGGTGGACCCGCATTCGGGACACCAGTCGGGCATGTCGTCAGGCTCGTCGTCGGGTTCGACGGGGTCCCATACAGGTGAGGGGTTGGCGGCCTCTTCGGCCGCGAGCGCGTCGAGGCGGGCGCGAATCTGGTCGGCTTCGGTCACGGGGGTTCCTCTCGGGTCAGGCGGCGAGCGCGAGGCGGGGCCGCCGCTCAGGTTGAGCGGCGGCCCTGGCTGGTCAGGCGGCGAGCTGTCGGAGCGGGAACATCTCCCGCAGGTACTCGGTCGCGGACGCGACCATGCCCGGCACGGCGTCGGCGGTGTGGTCGCCGTACTGGTCGACGAGGACCCACTCACCCGACGCGCGCGGCTCGTCCTGGTCCGGGTCCAACTCGTCCGGGGTAGGGAGCCGGAAGGCGTCAACGGCGTACTCGAACGCGATCGAGGACCGCTGCCGGGTGGCGACGACGAGGGCGCCCCGCACCCAGGCGGCGTCGAGGATCTCGGCGTCGGCCGGGGCGTTGATGCCCGCGATGGCCTTGGAGGCGGCGGCGATCGCGCGGTTGCGCTCCTGCATGTCGTGCAGCTCCTGCTTGCAGCCGGAGCACTCGGCGAGGAAGCGGCCAGCGTTGGGGTGACGGCGGCAGGTCTGGCGGATGTAGCTCATGGGGTTCCCTTCAGGCGGCGAGGGCGTCAGCCAGCAGCTCGACGCGGGCGGCGATGGGCAGGTCGACCGGGTACAGGACAGTGACGGTGGCGAGGCCGTGCGCGGGGCGCGCCTTGGGCTCGTCGGCGGCCGGGCGGGCGATCACGTACGCGGTGCGGTGGACGGTGTAGGCGACGATCCGGTCGGTCCGGAAGGAGCGCATCTCCTCGGTGTCGCGGTCCATCGCACGGAGGACGATGTCGCCGGCGGCGGTGACGATGACGTCGTGGATCTCGATGGTGCGGATGGTCTCCGACCCGTCGGCCTTGATGTAGGTGATGGTCACCGGGTGCTTGGCGTCGAGGGCCTTGATGAGGCGGGTGAGGGTCTGGGTGGTGGTCTCGCGGTTGGTGTGCCTCATCGGGTCCCCCTCGTTGCTGGTGTACGTACACCGTAGCGCGTGGTGTACGTACACCGCAACCCTTTGAGGCTATCCAGTTGTACGTACACCCGGTACCGTGGGAGCCATGCCGAACAAGCCCAAGACCCAGCACCGATCAGTGCGCATCGGCGACGACGACTGGCGCGACCTACTCGCCGCCGCCAAGGTGCAGGGCACCGACCGCGCGGGCGCCATCAACGAACTGATCGCCTGGTACCTCCGCCGCCCGGGCGCAACGATGCCCAAGCGACCCGAAGTCGACGCCTGGAAGCCGGAGCACCCGGTGAGCAGCGAGGAAAAGACCGCATGAGCGACGACCACGACCGCCGCGAAAAGATCTGCCCCGACTGCCAAGCCACCGAAGGCGACCGCGACGCCCGGATCATGACGGTCGGCGAAGACCCCAAGACGGGCCGCATGTACACCTCGGTCACCTACCACCACGACACGTGCCCCGCGTACACCGTCGACCAGATCCTGACGGAGGATGGTGTCCGCCGCGCGAAGAAACAGGCCGAATGGATGCGACGGGAGTTCCCACTCGTGCGCGAGCGCCTGAAGACGGCTGCCGGCGAGACCAAGGGGGACGCGGGCCCGTTCGTCGCCGCGTTGCTGGAGTTGGTCGAGGCGCAAGGCGAGGACCTGGGTCGGTTCGTGTCGCCGGAGCGGTGGACGGAGATCCTCACCAAGCACTTCCCGCCCGAAGGCGGCACGCCGAGCACGGACGACGAGACCGGCACATGAGCGTGTCTGGCTACGAGCCGTTGGAGTCCCTGCCCCCGGCCCGGAAGCGGCTCATCGCCGCACTGCTCGGACACGGCGTGGAGCGTCCGGACGTTGAGGAGCTGCTGGAAAGCTTCGAGGCCGAACTGGCGGACTGGCTCCGCGACGAGGCGGACGAGGAAAGCGCCGAGTTCCGGCCCGGTCTGCATCTGGCGGCCAACCTGCTCGACCCGCACGACGGTCATGGCGTCCCGCCGGAGCGCGGAGGAAGAGGATGACGACGGCCCCGCCCGGAACTCCGGTGCGGGGCCGCTGTGTGTACGGGTGACGTCAGCCCTTCGGGATCTGCCACTCCACCGGCTCGTCCAAATCCGCCGGCGAATACAGCACCCGCTCCGCCCTGTCGGACTTCTCCGGCACTTCGTACAGGATGTGACCTCGCACGCAGTCCCCGCCCCGTACCTTCGCCTCCAGTGGGTACACCGGCTGCGGCAAACCGCCTCCGCTCACGTGTATGGGCTCCACCCGCGCCCCGTCCGGGTAGGCCAGCGACCATGCGAACGGGCCCACCTCCAGCGGGTCCGTCCCCTTGTTGCAGACCTTCACCTCGACGGCCGCGAACTTCTGCCCCTCGTTCAGGATCCCCTCCGGGGTGGGGACGTTCGTGTCCTTGTAGGTAAGCGCGGCCGCTGAAAACTCCTTGCCGCCCGCGTCGATGTCGACGGTGTCGCCGAGCCTGTACGTCTCCTGACTGGGCGTCGGCGTGGGGCTCGGCGTCGGGCTGGCCGACCCGCTCTCGGACGCTTTCGAGACGGCCGGCTTCGAGTCGTCGCCAGACGAACAGCCGACCGTGCCGGCGAGGAGCAGGCAGGCGGCGAGTGTGGCAGTGGTGGTGTGACGCATGGTCCCCCCAGGTGGTGTGTGCAAAGGGCATCATGCGGGCACGTGCGGGCTGCGTGGAGGCGGTGTCTCCGTTCTGTGACCCGAATCCACTCGAACCGGTAGCCCCGGTGAGGCGGTAACGGCACACTGCGGGCATGGCGATCAGGGCGAGTGTGCAGGCGGACAGCGAAGACGAGTGCGTCGAGGGCCTGGCCCAACTCGTCGACGCTGGGTTCGTGCCGATCATGATGCCCCGCTACATGACCGACGGCCGATGGCTCGCCCGCGCCGTACCCAGCCCCGCCACGAAGCGCGCACCGGAGCCGGCCGAGTAGGGCATGCGAAGACCCCACTGCCCTGGGGGGTGGCAGTGGGGTCTGGTGCGCGGTGCCTGTCGCGTTCTCAGTGTTGCAGGGCTGTCAACTCGCCTCGTCATCCTGCTGCGGTGTGCCGGGGACGGGCTGCTGCGTCGGCTGCAGGTCACCGCGTTGCCTCAGTTCGTCCAGGCCCTTGTCGATGGCCCAGTGCGCGGCATCGCGTTCGGCGTCGGACAACTCCGACCGGTCCTTCTCGGCGCTGAGGCGCTCCAGTTCGGCCTTGATGTCGTCGCTTGTCATGCAGTCGAAACGGTCCATCGGGTGTCTCCTCAGGGGTAGATGGCCGGTAGATCCGGCGGTAGGCGGCGGTAGATGAGCCGGTAGACGTGCAGGTCAAGCGGCGGTAGACGGCTCGGTAGACGGGGCCGGGGCCACGTCCAGGGAAGGGGCTTCGAGGTCCCGTCGGCGCACCCCCCACGTCGGGGTGCCGGCCACCTTCACGGAGCGGTCGACGGGGATGTCCAGGCGCTGCAAATGCACGCGCAGATCGGCCACCTTCCGGCCCTCCCACTGGCCGTGCTCCTGAAGGTGGGCGAGCACGGTGCGGAGGTGCACCGCGGAGCCCGTCCCCATGAGGTCGAGGAGGAGCTGCCGGAGCGCCTCCACCTGAAGGGCGTGCACGGCCTGATCGGGGGCCTCCTCGGCAGCCTCGGCAGGGGCATCGCGACCGGCTCGCCAGGCGGCGCGGATCCACCACCCGGCGAGGAGCCACATCAGCCACGGCAGGGCGCGAACGATCGCCCACACCGCGTACGCCACCACGCCGAGGATCACCAGGCGCACGAGCGGGCCGAGCGCGGCACGCCAGCCGTCGAGGTCGGCGCGTCGGCCGGCCCGCACCCATGCGGTGAGGGCGTCGGCGCGGCGCTCCCACACGGTGTACGAACCGCGGGCCAGACGGTCAGCCATGCTGCTGCGCGCGGCCCACCAGCCGAGGCGACGCTTCATCAGAGGTCCCCCGTTTCGAGCAGGGTACGGCCGTGGTCGCCGATGCTGTTGACCAGGTCGGGCCACCAGTCGAGCAGCGCGGCCACGCCGGGCAGGAACCCGAGCACGGCGAAGCTGACGAACCCGCCGACGATGCGGCGCTTGTCCAGCTTCCCGGACGACTTGTACAGGGCGACCACGCCCACCAGGAGGAGACAGACGACGACGCCGCCCTCCTGCGTCAGGGTGCCCATGCGGCCGACCGGCATCGACGCGGCGCCGCTGGTGCCGGTCACCTTCTCCACGCCGGTGTTCCCGCCGCTGGTGAGGACTCCGGCGACCCCGGCCGCTCCCCAGCCCAGGGCGCCACCGATGCAGATGGTGGCGAGGGAGCCGAGGCCGGCGCCGCTGACGTACGGCAGCAGGGCCTTGGGGTCTCGGCCTCCCTTCCACCAGGGGCGGAGGTTCAGCCAGAGGATGGCGAGGGCGATGGCGACGCCACCGAGGGACAGACCGACATTCATCGCGGGGACACTCCGGTGAGGAACTGGACCGGGTCGTACCAGTTGAGAGCGGCGAGCGACCCGACGAAGGTGGTGGCGAGGGCGAACAGGCGCAGAGGGCTGCCGCCCTTGCGGACGATGACGGTGAGGGTGAGGGCGAGCGGCGTGAGGCCGAGGCCGTAGCCCCAGCCGATGCCCCACTCCTCGCGGCCGAGACCGACGGTGTAGTGCCAGACGC